ATTCTGTGAGGGCACGAATGAGGAGAAATAGACCCGCGACCTCCGTCTCGGCAACATTTCCTGCAGGAGTACGCAAAGGGATTGGAGAATTCGCGATTAGTTTGTGGATGACGTCCGCCGCAAGGGGTCCCAACGCGGCGGCAGAATGAAGAGCCTGCGATTGGTCGCGCGGCATATAGCGTGCTGCTTCCGGAACCCGCCCCGCCCGAAGTTGCTGAAGGGCACCGATCGGATCATCGACCCGGTGAATCGCGTGCCAAGCTGCAAGCAATCGTTTGACAATCGAGATCGTGGCAGGGTGGGCGGCCAAGTCGGAATCAGTGGCCGCCAACGTAGCGTAAATACGTAGCGCGTTGCTCTTGGAATCAGGTCGGAGGCGGTCAAGCGGTATCACAGCTGCAGTCAGAAGCTGAGCTAAACGCGCAAGCAGCGTCCTCTGATTCGGCGTGACGGTCCCGATTACGGCTTGGCGCAATGGAGGAATTGCGACGACCTCGGCTGGTGAGCCCACCAGGATTTCTCGAAGCCAGTTGAGATCCAGCCAATCGAGCGTTGCGGCATATTCCGTAGCGTGCATGCTCCAGCGTTCTTGAAGATAGGCACTGGGAGAGATCGCAATCCCGGCCCTCTGTTCGGCAAACCGCAAGATGCTCCATACGGCGGCTGCCAGTGATCTGCGATCGGTCCAATCCGGGGGGTGGGGGCGCGTGGCCGAGTAAGTCTCGAGGAGCACCGCCTCATCGATCGGACCTGTAGTCCACAGGCCCAGTCCATCAGCAATGCGGAGTGCTGCCCGCACAAACACGCGCAACTCCCCGATTGTGGGTTCTCTTTTAGGTTGTGGCCCCATTTCAGACAAGAGCACCTCAGCAGCCCCATCATCCAAGAGATCCAGCACGGCTCGGAGAGAACCCAGGCGAGCAAGACAATTGAAGATGGAGGCGAGCATATAGCGGTTCTCACGCAGAACTCTCAGTACTGTTTCTCTCTGCGGCGAGTGACGGAAACGCGCGAAGGCGCCGTAACACCAGCGCTGCCAGGCAAAGCCGCGCAACATATCGGCAAGAAAATGAGCTACAAAATCGCTCTGGTCGTCAAATCGCACGATGTTGGCGGAGTCAGGCTCAGCGAGGATCGCACGCACCGCGTCAGCGCCGATCTGTTCGCCCCATCGCCACGCCGGCGTCTGCGTGTTCGAATTCTCCGCCATGTGTATCGTCAGCTTTACATCCAGCCGCCGCACCACATATACAGCAGGGTCGCCCGCCAAAGCCGCAGCGAGAGTCGCTTCGTAGGTTTGGAGCGCGCCGCGACGGACGTCGTGTTCGAGCGCGTCCACGGCTAGAAGAGCCTGCGGCTGATTCTCCATCACGCGATACGTGCAGTTCCAGCGGCCAATGCGAAGTGACATGGTGATGCTCGCGCATTTCTAGGGGTTTTGGTTCCCTGCGGCGACCCCTGATTGGAAACTTCCCAAGAGCGCAGAGAGGGCTCCCTGGCTAACAGTAATGGGAACAACCGTAGATGAGACCAGCTTGCCGTCGATCTTCAAATCTCCAAAAACAGTCAGTAGTGGCTGCAATTTGCCCCCACCTGTGATATCTGCAAGCTCTAGCTTCACGCACGGTGTGAAGTTGCCATCTGAAGACGAGAAGCCGATAACGAATTGCTTGTGAACCGTGTCGTCGCTGCCCAGATCGACGCGCAGTTCATCGTTGCCGTCGTCTTGAAATCGGTAGATGGAGGGGACCTGTGGCACGGCATCTGCAGTGAACTGAGCCGGATCTACGAATTGAAGAGCGCCCCCAGCGACACGCAAGCTGCCTTCAATGATCGTTTCTCCGCGCAGTCGGATGTCACCGGTATCAAGAATCTCGAAACGCGGGGCTAGATTTTCCGTTGTTTGTAGTTTGTCATTGTTCAGGTCTTTCGGCACAAATACCGCGAACCGGCGCACATCGCCACTTTTCTCGTAAACGTAGGTCTTCCCATCGACCATCCGCGATACATCACTGGACGACTGCTTCCCGACTTCTACCCGTGCGCCGCTCGCCGGATGGTCGATCGTCTCGCCTACCAATCCGACATAGGTACGCGCTGAACCATCAACGCTAAATTTGCCTTCAGCAAGCCGGAAGATGCGACCCAAGTAGATGCGCCACGTATCCTTTGGATCATCTGACATCAAAGGGACAGGCGCCTTGAGTGTGGCGTCCGGCACGCCAGGCGGACGTCGAGGGTCGACTATTTTGGAGACAGGAAGTTCGACGAGGATAAGGGGTGTTTCGTTGATACGGTAGGTGCTCTGGGCGTCGTTTTTGATACAACTGCCATAGCCGGTGGGAGTCGCGCCGGCATCCTGAAGGTCATAGACGATCCACACGTCCAGATTGTCGGTAGCAAGGTCATCGAAGGTCTCGATCTCGATACCGACTTTCCCGGCCAAAAGAAGTTCGCGACCATAACCATCGATGGCGATGCCGGGGTAGACTACAGGATTCCCGTTTTCAAGAACGATATTGAGGCCTGAGACAATGCCCCACGAATGAAGGGTCACGTTGTGGCGGCGACGCAGCGCAAGCTGGTAAAGCTGCTCGTCCGTGAACTCGTTTACGCGCAGGTATTGCCGGTCGAAGTAATGGACCCGAGAAAGGCTTTGGCTAGTCATGAGAAGTCGATGTCCTTTGTGATGGTTCGTAATTTCAGACGTGTTTCTCCTGCTTGTGCGCCTTGATAATCCTGTTCGCGGTCACTTTTGATACCGTCCCGCTTGCCCACGTGAAACCTACTTCAATCTGCATGGGCAAGTCCGTATCGATACCGGCATGACTGATCGGGCCAAAAGTCGCGTGCCCGTTTTGCGGAAGGTCAGGTGTGCCGATAGCCAAGTCTTGAGGCGCTCCATTGCTTTCCGCCACGGTGACGGAGTTAAGGCGGATCGCGACACTAGCGGTGTTCGTAACTTTGAATTGGTAATTGAAATCCTCGCCTGCCGGTACGCTTAAAGGAAGGCCGGAGATGTCGAGCTCCGGCGACGAAACCACTGGAATTGGCCCGGCGGTAGCGGCCTTCCACCAAGGAAAGTTGCCGATCTTACCACTCATCCGGATCTCAATAGTGAGATTACCAGTTACGTTCATTTCACCTGCAGCGTGGCTGATGTTGAAGCTCTGGCTCGCTCCAGCTGCAATGACCGTCTGGTTTGCAATATTGGTAAGCAGCGTCTGGTCGGCTATCACGCGCGTTTCGAAGAGCTTGTCGGCAGTCACATTTAGGCTACCTGAGTTACTAGCGGTGACTTTGTATTTCCAAGGTTGATTGCTTTCGATGAGTGCGGGCAAATCGGATATAGCAAGGGAAATGACCGTGCTGGCCTGTACAGAACTCTGCAGACCATGAAGCCACGCAAGGACCAACAGCGCAGTAAAGCGCGCGTCCGTGGGATCAGGCTTGATCGGATCTTGTTCGACCCGGCCGGTAACATTGAGATTAATCACATCCCCTTGAGTCAGAGCGTGGCCGAGATTGCCGATTCCGTCGGCAGTCAACCAGGGTTTGAAATCGCCATTCTGGTCGGCCGCACCTATCGCAAAGCGTAAGAAGGGATCGTTGTCCCTTTTCGGGCCAAGATCGACACGCATTTGCGTGATCTGTGCGCTGTTTTCATTGACAGTTGCTGCACGGGCGCCTGGCAGCGGCGTAAGCTTAATGGGTTGACTGGATGGGGTGAAAGAGATGCCGTTGGCTGACTTGCTAGGCGCGTCCCCCGCAACGGGCGATGCACAACCGCGAGGCGGGTTCTCAGCAGTTGCGGGTAGATCCGGCCATTTGCAGAGTTCGAGACAGCCGCCTGTTGCGCTGAGCGGAATCTCCTGAGTCGTAATTAGTCTTCCGGATGATGCTGTAAGTCTTCTGCGCTTGTTGATGCCGGGATTCTCTACTACGTCGAGCCGTACAAGTGTGGACGTCTTATTGAACTCCTTCAGCTGGTTTCGGAGTTCGCTCGCAATAGCCGGGAGCTCTAACATTCCGGTTATGGGCTTGCCTCTATAGAGGAGAGTGACACCAACCACGGAGCCAGCTACTCCTCCCGCAAGCGGTGTGAGACGAACAAGAATCTGTTCGCCGAAGTCCCCCGGTATGCGGGCCGTGGCTCTCAAGAGAAGGCCGGAGGGAGACGGGAGCAGGGCGTCGGCGTGGTAGGCAAGAAGGTTTACGTCTCCCCAGAAGGTGTTCGCTTGTATTCGATCAATCGCAAGTTTTGGATGAGGTACACCGCCGGTGTCCGCAGTAGTTAGGAGAAAACCGTAGCGGTCGTGGCCTGAAACAGGGCCTATCTGCATCCAGCTACGAGCGCCGGGATCGGCGACCTTCTGCCCCATTAGCGCGACATAGCCTATATCTGGCGCTTTTGCGCAATCGAAGCGTCCAATGTACACGGCCCCTTCGTAAGGCGGAATAGGATCGGACGCAGCATTCGCGGTCGAGGCAACGATCCGACCGAACTCGTGCCGGCGCGAAGATCTGCTTTGGGAACATTCGTGAGTGCCTGGACGACGAACCTCAACCGGAAACAGGCAATAGACAATCCAAAGGTCAGTGCACTGCGCGCCTGGAAGTACAGGGCCGGGAACGTCAGATTTTGCGAGCAGCTCTCTGCCTTGTGGATCGATAGCAACGCCCGCTGTGACTCTCGAATTACCGGACACATCCAACGAGCGCACGAGCCCGAGAGCCACACCTTGTGCGTGCTCGCCCAAATTGTGTCGCTCGTCGAGAGCGAGCAGGTAGAGCTGCTCCGATGTGAGATCGTCGGCATTAATACGCTGACCTTCCGCGTAAGTGACCCGCTGTATGGCGGCCATGGAGTCAACTCCCTGCCTTTAGGCGTTCGAGAGCCAGCTTGGCCTCCTCGATGAATTTGGCACATCGCGTCTCGTCCGGCTGCTGAATCGGGAGACTCGAGAGAGCATCCCGCACCATCTGCGGAGAGGCATTGGAAAGATCTACTAGATTGCGAATCCCTGCCTGCCGCAAGCGCTTCGCGCTAGCGCCGCCGATACCGTATACACGCTCGACATCCAGTTCGGGCGCGTCGGGCGCCAAATTCAAGGGATCGACTGCGGGCCTCTGCGGCTCGCCCTCTGCAGGTCCAAAACAAACCACCCGAAGTTGTCCGCAGTAATCCTTGCGGTAGTACGCGACGAGTTTACCCGTTCTGTCACGGTCGGCACAGCACACGTAAACCTGCTCACGGCGCAGTTGCTCTCTGAAATCTTCCAGATCTCGATATTCAAACGGAACGAGACGGATATCGGCGAAGCCGAGTTTACGCAACGGGGCACATGATGAATCGGCAGTTTGCCAGACGTAAGGCGCGAGCGTGACGCAATCTGACGGAACCGGCCAGCAATCGTGAGTAAGAGGTCGCCGGAACGGCGGATACGCGTTGATGTAGATGATCTTGAGTACCTGCTTGCCGTTCTTGTCCATCCGACGCCAGAGCCACACACGTGCTAGACGAACTCCAGTATCAGGACCACATCCTTCACAGCCGCAGCGAAAGAAAGAGCTTCGCCAATCCTGAACAATCCAGAAGACAAGCTCCTTGAACCAATCCTCGTCAAACTGGCCGTTTCTCTGGAGGTCGCAGAGATACTCCGAGAGAAAACAGAACTCACGCTGCGGATGCTTTTGCATCCAGAAGAGCAAATTTGTGATCGTTTGTTGGGGATCGTCAGCACGGTGGAGCTTTTCGAGCGTTTCGAAGAGCCCCGAGAGTCCTTCCCTATATGCGCGATACCACAGGTTCGCGCGCTTGTCCGAAGGATCATCACAATCATCTACCGCCTTGCAGTACAGCTCGTAGCCTTCGTGAGTGCGAGTGTATTCGCAGGCAGCGGTATTGTTGCAGCCGCCCCGCGCAATACCCGATTTGGGGTCGGACTGAGTTTCACTGTAACGAATGAAGAGGTCGACGGCCTGGACCTCTCGCTTTGGCAGCTTGAATGGTCCGAACGACTGCTGATCGTTGTTGTCCGGCTGCTGTCGAACAGCAGGAGCACTCCCATTGCATGGCGGTGCTGGTGGCTGGCAACAGGAGGAGAGATCCAATTTGGCCTCGCAGCACACAATGATGTCGTTGCCACAGCAATCGATCGCATATCCGGGACTGACACCGACCACTGCACCGGTAGCACGATCGCATTCGCACAGAACTTCGAGACCGCATACAACGCCCCAGCCATGGCGATAACGAATTAGGGCGTTCTTACCTTTCACCCAATCGAGCATGGCGGTGAGGTCCTGGTCCGAGAGCAGCTGTCCACAGAAGAAACGCGGCTGAACCAAGCATTCGAGTTCGCAGCACTGCTCTTTGCACTTCGAGCAGCCGCAGTCGCAAGGATGGGCAGTCATGCTGTTCATCTCCGTTCCTCCTGAGCGTGTTGTTGCTCACGATTCCACTCTTCCCATTCATGGTCTGGCATGACGCGGAACCAACTCTCGAAGGTACCGCCAGGTACACCATCGCCGGATGGGAGAATGCCTTTCAAATGGTTCCCGTCTACCGGGACTTCGTGGCAGTCGAGAATGAAATCGCACTTTAGAGAGATATAGACGGTTTGGTTCTCGAGAAAGGCGAAGGGCCGTTCGTGATGATGTCGTTGGCTCCGGGGATCGATCGCGAAGACAGCTTTGCAGCCGTGTTCGAGATGGGGCGGTTCGGTATATGTGACGAAATCGAGATCTTCATATCCGCCGCCAAACTGGACCACAAACGTAGCCGGGTTTATACCTGTCGGCCCGGAGAGGCCGATCTCATGGTCATTGTGACGAAGACGCCGGTCAAAGCGGACTTCGAGCCGGTGTAGATGGTGCTCCATGTGGTGGCGCGACACCACGCCTCCATGCGGCCAATTGATATGGCAGATGTGAGTTAGAGATCTTGGAGGTGGTGGTAGGGCCGGACGACCGAGAGTCATGATTTGCTTAGCTGTGATAGATGTCTCGCCGTCGCTGTCGATCCACGCGATCGGTAAACAATGGTCGGGCGGGCAATCAGGGTCTAGGCAGCAACGCGGCGGGTCAATGTGCTCTTCATAACAATCATCCGGCGGGCAAGGCTCTTGACAGCCATCTGGCCGAACCCGAGGGAGGACGCCTTGGCGAGATTTCCAATGATATTTGGCAAGGTCGGCTTCGCGCACCCAGTGCCAGAAGAAGCTGTGGCCTTCGGACACACGGCTGAATTCACGTCTTTCCTTGTCGCAGTTATGCTCGCTGTAGAGGACAGGTACGCACTCAGTTTCCGTCTCACAGTATTCAAGGCAAAGAAGCGGGTACCAGCGCTGCGAGGTTGATCCCGCTGGGTTGGACGGCAGCAGCGAAGACGCGTCCTGCTCAGGAGGTGCGGGGTTCGTCGCAGCAAGCGGAGCCTCTGTTTGAGGCGCCTGAGCTGGTCCAGGAAGATGAGCAGTAGGGCGGCTGGCCCACGGGATCGGAGGAGGGACGGCTGGTTTCCGAACGATCAATTCGTGTCCGCAGCAATCAAGACCGATCCCGCACTCCACTTTGACATGATCTTTGCGGCAGCTCTCGATAGGATGCGGGTGGACGTGGAGCCCACAGACGACGCCCCATCCATGAAGGATGCGATTGTGAAGAAGGCGGCGGGTAAGGAAGTACTTCTGTTCATCGGTGAAGTCGCGCGCCGACATGAATCGGCCTGGGAAATAGAGCATTCGCTGGCTAGCGATCTCGCCGCAGGTGTCGTCGCACTCTCTGTGGTTGTCCATAGTCACCTCTTCATGTAAGGGTCGATTGAGCTCCTAGAAGTACGCTCGGTGTCAGTTGCATCGCGAGACTGCCGGGACCGCTTAGAAGCGTGTCGTAGCCTAGGCGTCCTGTCGGATGCAGGCTGGACGGCAGATCGGGCTGTGCTTGGCCGGCAAGGCGTGTAGCTGGGAATTCGCCAATGATCGTGTCTATCCCCACGGTCGATTGCGTTCCCACTCGAAAACGTGCTTCCACGAGATTTAGGTCGTAACTGGTCTGTGCTGGCTTGTCGCTGTCGATCGCACGACGAAGCATGATCTCGTCGCTCTTGCTCCGGAGCCAGCTAGCCGGGAAATTCACACCAAACCGGTTGGCAGTGCGGTTGAACATATCGTGGGATGGATCACCTGTTGAAACCAGTACTGCTTGGCCGACCTGCGAATACGCACCGAGTTGCAAACGGCCCGCCACAGAGTCGCTCCAGAGCGGTGCGCTCTGGCCCAGACGACTGGCATCGCCCTGATTCGCAAACAGGTAGCGGCGCTCACGAAATCCTTCAGTGATCAATGGAAAGCCGGTTGCCAGGATGTCGTCGGTCTCACTGCCAGTAAAGTTCGCCAGATAGACCGCGACCAAGTTGCGCAATCCGCCGAGTGTGCCGCGCACGGGGAAGATCTTAGGGGCGGCAGAGATGTACCGGCGCTTCTGATCAGCGGTCCATGTCTTCTCGAGCGTAAGGCCTAGCCACTGCATCGCGAGGTATTCCAGGAAGGGGCCCGCGGGAGCTGCATCCGGATCGAAATATCGTTGCACCTGGGAGACGATCTGATCGAAGCGATCCCACTCTGTTTGGAAGATGGCGAGAAAGTGCTCAAGGAAGATACGACTCTCGTCATCTGCGGAGTAGGTCGCAGGTAGGTATTGCAAGTAGGATTCGCGAGGGTAATGGACCTTTATGTTATCTACAGCAGGCGTGTGAAATCCATCGCCCCGCAGATTGATACGCAGAGAAAGAAACTGTCCGGATCCACTCTGGACAAGAAAGTCAACCGGTTCAGGTGTGGATTCGCAGGACTGCGGGTTAACGGGTGCGATAAGGGTGTGAGCGTGTTGCCATGCATCGTCCCCCGCAGTCAACACGTCAGTGGGGTTCTGGTGCGCGAATGTGAAAACGTCGATGCGGCTCGAGGGCGGAAAGCTGGAGAGTGCTAGCTCAATGCGATGCCACTGGCATCGATACTGAAGGCTGTCCAGTGGTATGCTCTGCCACGCGCCGGAGGTGAAGTAGAGTGGGGTGGCGATAGGGGCCGACGTATCAATAGAAGCAATGGGCGTGCCCTTGGCATCGAAGATGAGCCCGGTGCCCACGTCGAGTGGTGCAGGCGGTTGCTGTACTTCAAAGTAGGAAGCGACGATCGAATAGGGGCGATTTCCTCGAGGCGTTCCGTGCGAGTCAAAGGCCTGAACTTCGGACTGTCCCAACGCCCAAGCAAAAACGTTATGGCACTCGTCAACTGCGATGCGGGACCAATCGAAGTGCGGGGGATGGTCAGAAACTATAAGACGGAGGGTGTCGTACCCGGCATGATGGCGATAGATCGCCTGATTCTTTTCATCGAGGATGAAGGCGAATTGGCCGCCGGCAGCGACGTCCGACGGCTGCCAATCCATTCCAACACCCCACGAGTGCCGGAGGTGCCGACCGTGAGCGGTGTAGGCATTCGCACGAAGCTTCTGGCGGTCGACCACATAGAGCAACCAGTCGCCTTGCGCGGTTCGGGTTCTCTGCAAAGCCGCTCCGGGATTCGCGATTCCTGGGCATGAGGGGCGGTCGAAGGGCGGGCACAGGCCTAACGCCATTTCAGAGGAAGGGGCCTCCGCACGTGAACGAGAGCATACCCGCGCAAGAGGCTCCGGCAAGCAGAAGCGCATCTGTTCATCAAAACGGATCGGAGGCGGATCGAATAGATCGCGCACGGAGCCCGCATCGGGAATCTGTGGAGATTGCGGGTCGCGCCGATCGAGCACCGGCTTCTCCGGTTGGCTGAGATTCAAAAGATACAGCTCACCATTGCGATCGATGAGGATGCGCGACCACTGTCCCACTTTGGATGGCGCTTCAAACTCAATGCAGACGTGACCCGTGCGGGTGCGGCGGAAGACCCGCGCCTTCGCGGAATCGAGTATGTAGACACATCCGGCATGGGCGACGACATCTTTGGGGGACCATTCGGCACGGATGCCGGTGTCATCGATAAGTTGAACGAGAGCGAGGCTCGCAAGATCAAAGACCTGTACGCGACGATTGCCGGTGTCTGCAACGTAGAGAAGATGGCCGGAGATTGTAATCGAAGAAGGTTTGAAGAAATGACGCGGCTGGTGGCCTATGCCACCGACGGCGGGGAGGTTGTGGAAGTGCCGCGTCTCTGGATCAAAACGTCGCACGTGGTTCCCCACCAGCAAGTAAAGCAAGTTGGTTTCGTCGAACGTCATCGTGCGCGGAAGGACCAGGCCTCCCGCAGTGCCCTCCGCGCTATCAAGCGACAGCGGTCCCTGGGGATCGGCGGCGAGCCGTAGGCCATGAGCATCGCTGACTGCGAGATCTGACTGTTTCGTCCGAACAGTCCATCCGCTGCGTCCGCCGATTCGCCAGTATGTCGCTCCCTGTGGTCGCATGTCAGTTCCTTAGGACGGGGTAACCGTGACGATATGGTTGTTGCCATAGAACAGACCATCGGGCGGTGCCGAAATGGCCTGAAGGCCGGTGTAGCGGCGACCGTCCACGTAAAGGTTGAGCGTCATCACACCGATAACGTCGGCGACATCGGAAATTACGCTATATAGCTTGGTGGGAAAGAGCTGGGCACCGAAATTGCCTTGGTGTGGATCAAGAAAGTCGTTGATCGCCTTAATCGCACCTTGCGATACAACGTCAAAGGAGGCATAGGGATTGGCGGTAACGCGAGCCTCCACGCGAATCTCTTGGTACGAGGGGCCTTTCACGAAAACTTCCGTCGTGAGCAAGCGCACTGTGTCGAGCATGTCGCAAAGGCTGCGTATGAGATCGCTCGACGGCTTTGGCGGGACGTCGAGCGTTGTCGGAACGACGACGACGGTGATGGCTCCGGGAACCGTTACGCCGGGGAAATCGGGATGAAAGAGCGGAAGTGCCTTGGCTGCGGCGACTCCGCCGACTGCCCCGACGAGTGACTGAAAATCACTAGGCGTGACTGCGCGGTCTCGGCGGCCCAGAAGGGCGGGGGTCCTGACTAGAATGTCGTCCAGTTCTTCCTCATTGGCGCCTCCGGTGGCCGGCCGGATATTCGAGACTTGGGCAACTCCGGAAAGCGAAGTGAGCGGGGTGTTGATGGCTGCTGCCGGCGCATTCCCTCGCAAGCCGCCGCCGTATCGATAGTTGACGGCTATAACCTGGGCTGTGGGCGACGGAATGAGACCTTGATCGCCATTGCCGAACTGGATTGTGCCGGCAACAGGATCGAGGGAGTAGACGGTGTCGTCTGGACCGGAGGAGAGAAAGTCGTCAACCAACTTCCAGTCGGTTACTGCGGTGTTGAGCACGGTCTGGATCTGGACCGACGATGGTTGCACCGGCGTGTGTTGAAAAGTGAAGATCTCGCTGGGGTGGCCTTCGCTGACACCCAGAATTTCTCCGCTGACAGTGGCTAGGTTGGATGCATCGACCGTGTTGGGACGGATGATGTCGATCGTCGGAATCGTTCCGGCCGGGTAGGTCGATGTCCCGCCGATGCGGATGCGGATCCAGAAATGCGGATCAGAGCTCAGCTGAGGCTCGGTCGCTGGCTGGATGTTCTGCGGTCCAGCGACCTTGATGTAGCCTTCGCGCGTGAAACTAGCCGATCCGTCCGAGAAGACATTCAAGCGCTGCCAATCTTGTCCGGCCGCGGGCCGGTACTCCCAAATGAGCGTGACAGGGGCAACAGGGGGCTGCACAATGCCTGTGCAGCGCCGCGGTGCGCCAGCGGTGGAAGACGGTGGCAAGAAGACTGCAAAGGTCATCTCCTGTGGAAAGAACGGCACACTGCCGGCGGGAGGCATTGGTTTCGGAGCAAGAAACCCTAGATATAGCGCATTTCCGATATCCGCAGACCAACCGAAGGGAAGGAAGGTTGTGCCTGGGCTACTGTTAGCGTCACTAACGTTCGTGAAGGATGCCCCATCAAAGATACCGACGACGTCCATAGGGGGCTGGATTAAGCCGATTGCACTCTCAGTTTCGAAGATGAGTGGAAGCCCACCATCTTGAGCTGTCGCCGACACCTGCGCGTGCAGTGGAACAGGCGAAGCAATCGTCGTCCCTCCCGAGGTCGAGAAGGTAAGGCGAGCGCGAGCTGGCTGCGCGGGCTGCAGTTCCTGCCCAAGAAGCTTGAGGAACTTGACATAGTTCCTCATGGGAATCTGGTTCATCTGGTAGAGCATTTGTTCGGAAAGCCAGGCAAACAACTGCAGTAGCGTTGTCCCGGGGTCACTGTCGTTGTAGTTTGTCCATTCCTTGGTGTAGCGCGGGATGCGGAATTGTAGATCCCGAAGAATATCGTCGTAGGTGCGGCTATCGAGTTCAGGAGGCTTGAGAGGCATGGCTAACTGACTCCTTCAAAGAGAAAGAACGGATAGACGAGGTTGTAAATTGCGTTGTTTGCTCGGATTCGGTAATCAATATGGATCGTAAGAATGTTCCGTTGTTCGGCGGGCGATTCGGCTCGCACGTCGAGCACATCGATCCGGGGCTCCCATAGAGTGAGCGCGGAGCGGACATTCTCCTGCACCAAGCCGCGTAGCGCTGCAGTGTTGGCGTCGAAAACCAGGTCATGGATGTCGCATCCGAACTGTTCGAGCATCTGCCGTTCACCGCCTGCCGTGGTCAGAATGATCCAGATGCTTTCCCGAATCTCCTCGTCACCGTCGACATAGTTGAGGCGCCCCTGTGCATCCGGCTTGATAGGGAACCGCCAGCCTCGCCCGAGAAAAGATGGAGTGAGATCAGCCACCGATGTTCACCGTTCCTTCTGCAACTACTGTGCCAGCCGGTAGATCTACAGGGTCGTTGCACGTGAGCGACGTATCTCCATTGCGCACTGCAGGTTTGCCGTTAATCTTCACGGTTGCACTGCCTGTGATAATCGTTCCCTTGTTCGTGGGCGGTTTAACGAAAGTTCCGCCCACTGGTATGTGCGGGGGCGTGTTAGTTGAGGTGCTGCCCACTACAGCTGCGGGCATTCCCATGATGTTCACGTTTGAGCTGAGCGAGCCATCAATGATGCCAGTAAAGGGAAAGGGCGTCGGAACAGGTGAACTAGGACCCGGTGGCTGAATCAAATGAGTGTCTGTGGCGTTCACGCGATCCCCCTGTTTGGCGGCTGGCTGTCCCATAAAATCCTCAGTTGATGTTTACCGGTGAGCCTTGTACCGTCATCGTCCCGCTCGCTTGCAGCTTCATGCCGCCGCTAGCTTCGATGTCCACCGATTGGGCACTGACCTTGAAGGCACCCTTCGGCGCGCTTACCTCTACATCTCCACTGCTCTCGATTTGAACCTTAGAACTGGCGCTATCGAAGGTAATCTTGAGCGAGTTGCTTTTGTCGATGATCTCGATCCGTTCCGACCCGTCGGTGTCGTCAAATTTAAGCATGTGTCCGGAGCGCGAAACGATGATGCGCCAATTGTTCTTGGTCTCATCGTTGTCGTGTCGAGGCGGACTATCGACTTTGCTCCAGAGCGCCCCAAGAACATAGGGCCGTCGAACCTCACCGTTTTCAAAACCTACAAGCACTTCGTCCCCCGATTCGGGACGGAAGAAGAAGCCGCGTTTGGACCCGGCCATGGGGGAGGCAATCCGTGCCCAGTTGCTGATCTGATCGTCATACTGTGGCAGCTTGAGCTTCACGCGACCGAGCTTCTCGGGATCATTCAGATCGATCACCGTGCCGATGACAATTCCGTTTTCGGGTTTCTTCATATTTCCTCGCGGCGACATTCAAACTGCGTGGTGTAACCGCCATCTCCGATGGCGTGGGTACTCGAGGTGATGAAGTAGCGGCCGGAAAAACGCGCACCAAGCCCGTCGATCTGCACGACGCAGCCTGCGCGCAGGTCAGGGAGACCCACCGTTGAGCCGCTGCCTTTCACCATGTCTTTGGCGTTCTCTTCGAGAGTGCGGAGGGCAAGTGTCTTTGCTTCTGCGTCGCTTTCGATGGGTTTGGTCGCAACGATCTCCCGGCGCTGGTTGAATGACTGCTCGATCGCTGCTTGGCCACCCGCCGCACCGACCCCCTTAACGGAGATTTCACTGCGCTTGGCAGTCTGTTCAATCTTCTTCTTGTTGACGGCATCCCATCCGCGCACCGTCACCTCGCTGACCTGGTTGGCAGTGGTTAGATCAGGTTTGAACTCGATGAGCGAGCGACCGTACGTGAGTTGGTAGGTAACCTGGCGAACCTGCAGGGACCGCCCGAAGCGGAGCAGCGGCTGTCCTGCCTGACCGTTCTGTCCCTGCTCTTCTACGAAAAGGTCATAGCCAATGCGACGAGCACGTTCCATCAGAAAGATGATGTCGTATTGGTTGTCTTGGAGCAGGTAGTCAAACCGTTTCTCGTCGGGCGCGCTGTCGGTCTTAATCTCGATTCCGAGGCGGGACGCTACCTCGTTAGCGATCTCACTGTCTGTCTTCTTCTCGTAAGAGTGTGACTCCTGCTTTGTGCGAAGTTTATGAAGCACATTGAGTCCACTGATGGCCAGAGTAGAGCCCCCACCCGAAGGAAACGACGGTCGCAGTGCAGTGATCTGGCCACGCACCATCAGGCGGAGACGATCCTTGCCGTAGTAGCCCATCCAGAGTTCGAGTTCTTTTCCCGGATTGAAGAGGTCAGAATCGCTGTATTTGAAATCTCGACTATCAGCGTCCCAATTGTTGATGGTGATATCAAAAGTGTCGATTTCGGTGATGTTGTCCTTGTATGAAACCTGGAGAATGTCGCGCACCACGTCTTGGCCTTGTGGCCGCCCCGCGATCTTCACCTGGAAATAGGGCACATAGAAATCCTGGCCGGAATAGATGGGAACCGCGACCTCAGTTGCCATTAGGTGTTTCCTTTCGGATTACCGAAGACATCTAGCGCTGGAACAGTGAGGCGAGTTCCCGGAGTGAGATGCCGCGGGCTAGCAAATAGGCCAGCGTTCGCAGGCTCGTCAGCTATAACACGCCAACGGCTAGAGTCGCCGTATTGCTCGTAGGCAATTCGGCTCAGCGTGTCATTCTGGCGAACAATGTACTGCTTGGAGTGATCGGAGGACTGCAGATTAAGTTCATTGAGCTGCTCTTCGAGTGTCTTGTATTCGCGGAAAGTCACCGCAAGCGAGGCGCGCAGCGGGATCCCCTGTGGGTTGAACACCGTGAACTTCTGCTGAACACTCTCGACGATGGCGCGAAACGAAATGCCATGGCCCCAGGAGACCCGAACTCGAGGCGGGGCATGCGTGTTGCCTTGGATCTTCACAAGCTGATAAACGGGGTTAGTCAGAGTGCGAACATCGGTGACTTGCCCTTCGCCCATACCGTCCCCAGTGGTATCGAAAAACAGCTCTAAAGTGAGCTTTTCGTTCTGTCCTCGAACGAATTGGAGAATCGGCGAGTCTATACCGGGAATATTGATCTCTGCTATCTGAGCGCCTTTGGAGAGCGTGTACTCTGAAGGATTGAATTGCACAGTGATGCGGTCAGGCAGGTTAGGCCCACGGTCTCTCGGATCGATCTCTATCACGGCTTTCTGCAGAGACATGGATGGCTATTCCCCCAGTTCGAAGGAACTTGTGGATTGCGTGCGAAGTTTGGTGGCCGCTCGGATTCGGCCTGCATCCAGGTGCCTGTCCGCGAGACGTTTGAAGATGATCTGGACAAGCTTTTCTATCTGCGCTTCGGTGAGCGGCAGATCACCGGCAACGACTGTTACCTCGTTGGTCATTTCCTCGATGTGAACTGGCATGTTTGCCCTCACTTGATCCTTTGAAGACCCTGATGCGCGAACTCTAAGGTTTCGACCGCCAAGTTGTTCTGGCTGGCGCTCAAATCTGGACCAACCCATTTGACAGGGAAGGCTTGAAGCACTTGGAACTCCATCACGTCGTTACTGCCTGAGGGATCCTGTACTGTAACTGTTCCGTTCCGAAACTGCATGCTGCCCTGCATGATGGAGAGGTACCAAGTCCACATCACGGAATCGACGATGCCGCGCTTGAGTGTCAGATTGCCTTGTTTACTGCGTGTTGCGAACTTCCAGCTGTGGGTATTGAGGCCGCCTTCGTGGTAGTCTTGCACCTCGGTTTCGAGAGTAAGGCCCGTGCAATCACTGAAGCCCACTGGCGCCAGGCTGTCGAACCGCACAACGAAGCGGAATGACGGGATAGGATCGCTGCGATTGCCGGTATCAGCCACTTTCAGCCCCCGATTCCTGCAAGATGTTGAGGGCATCCTGCGTCTTTCCGATTTTGATAACAACGAACTCCGCCGGATACGGTGGCTGCACGCCGATCTGGCAAATGATCTGCCCTGCGTCAATCACTTCAGGCGGGTTGAGCGACTCATCACACTTCACGACGTACGCATCATCTGACGTCGAGCCGTCGAGCATGCCTGCGCGGAAGAGACTTTCGAGGTATGCACGGACGACGCGATCCATCTCACGCTGCAGCCGTGTGTTGTTAGGCTCGAAGACAATCCACTGGCTGTTCTGGTCGATCGCCTTTTCAATCATGAGGACGAGTCGGCGGACGTTGACATATCTCCAAGTCGCGTCGTAGGCGACAGTGCGGGCACCATAAACCCGGATGCCGCGACCCGGGAAAGAACGTATGACGTTAACGTTAGAGTCGTTCAGGCTGCCGTGTACGACTGGATCGATCTGAACTCGCACGTCGAGAACGCCGTCAGCGATGGCGTTGGCGGGAGGTTTGTGAACTCCGATCTGGAGGTCGCTGCGAGCGTAGATCCCAGCCACGATGCCACTCGGTGGTATGGCGCGAACAATGCCCGACAGCAAGAGCGGATCCTCTACCAAAACCCACGGGTAGTAGAGCGCGGCATGATTGGTGTACTTGAACGAGTCGCGTGTTGCAACGGCATCATCAGGCGTGAGGTTGTCGAGAGGATCCAGAAGAGCTATGCGGTAACGCATTTTCTCGCAATGGCCGATCAACGCCTGCTGGAGGATCACAATCTGTTCAGGCGTGAAGGCGGGAGGGTACTCGGGCGGTGTTTGTGAGATCTGAAGCAACGGTTCCGGCTGATCGAGAGTGCCACAGTCGCACGGAGGCGGCGCGGTGTATTGAGGGAGCACATGTGGAGTGGGCATGAAATCTGGTACTGCCACGATGGATACGTCGCGAGCCTCTTCAAGAGCGACAAGGCCCCACGATATTCCGTCGGGAGCGCCTTGGCCCGTGAAGTGCTTGGACGATAGGGTGTTCAAGCCGTCCGTGCCCCCCACGAGGAGACCCTGTCCGGCGGAGACGGCCACACGATTTGAAGAGTATGTGCCGTGGTCCGGTCGGGAGAGCTCGATGAGCGGAAATTGCATGGTTGAGGGAAGTGAATTTCTCTCCAACTGGACATCATTCGGAACGTTCCGGAGTGCGACCCCCCAAGGATCGCGGATGAGTTGTTGGGTGCCGTCGGGGTAGTGGAGAGTGAGAGAGAGGATTTGGCTCTGATCGTGGATCCAGCTCACAACAATCCCGTTGCCCCAGCTGCCCGGACTTCCGGCTGCGATGCCGAGAAGGCGTGCCCCATAAGCGTCAACGATATCTAGCGTGGCAGTCGTTGCGGAGTCTGGGTCGGCAACACGCACAACCCAGCAAGTGTCACCACCGTTGGCGAAGAAACCCTCAACCGAATACGCCAGAAATGCTTGCGGGATTGCATCTCCGAAGACAGACGTGAACTGCGTCCTGCTTTGTATCTTCGCCGGCTTGTGAAGAGGGCCACGTTCGGCGATGCCGACGAATCCCGCGATATCGGTGCGCAAAGGACCGATTGCCGGAAGCGCGGCATCATGCCACTCGAAAGAAACACCGGGAGTGTGGAGAGTGCGCATGAATTTCCTATTCGAGTTCGAGTTCCTCGATCGCAAGTTCCATTTCTTCAATAGCAACGTCGTTGTTTTTGGCATTCATGGCAGGACCCGCCCACTTGCTTGGCCACGCCTCAAAGAAATGCCAGGTGAGCGCAGCCTTTTGCGCTTCATCTCGAAGCGTGATCGTGCCGGAATAGCGCTGAGTTTTGCCCTGGATGACCCCTAGGCGCCACTTCCAAAGTTCTTTGCCGTTGGGCGTGAAGCCGCGCTTCAGACTGATGTTGGCGTACTTGGCTTGACCAGGGAGCTTGCGAGGACGAGCGGGCTCATCACCGGTTCGGTATTCGATAATGTTGTTTTCACCGCTGAGTCCGCCAATCTCCGAACATCCAATGGTGCCAACGCCCGGGATGTTGACGATGAAATTGAAGGAAGCTAATGGATCTTTTCTGTCTGCCGCTGCCATGGTGCGCTCCTATTGGGTGACTGCGTCGAGAGTCTTCTGCGAAATCCTGAAGATGACAAATTCCGCGGGTTTCGTGGGTGCAACGCCAATCAAGCAGATCAGACGACCGTTATCGAAATCGTCTTGCAGCATGGTTGTGGTGTCGCACTTTACGAAGAAGGCTTCATCAGTACTGCTTCCAGCGAGGGCTCCGTTGCGCCAAAGTGTGCGTAGGAAAGAGCTGATGGAAAGCCGGATGGCGGCCCAGGTCTCCTCATAGTTCGGCTCGAAGACGGCCCATTGGCTGCCTCGGTCAATGGACACCTCCATGAAGATGAAAAGTCGCCGCACATTCAGGTAACGCCATTGCGGGTCAGAACTCATTGTTCGTGCACCCCAGACCCGAATACCCCGCCCGTCCGCACGGAAATCGCGAATCACGTTTACGCCTTTCGGATTCAGCACGTCCTGATCGCCTTTCTCGAGTGTGTATTCGAGAGGCTTGTGGTTGTTTCCAAGGTCTTGAGTTATGACACCTTGAATGACCTCATTTGCCGGGGCTTTGTGAACCCCGCGATCGTCGTCAACTCGGGCATAAATCCCGGCGAGGTGTCCTTGGGCCGGTACCAGGAGATGGCCTTCAGGAGTGTGTGTGGCCAGTACGCGAACCCACGGCATGTAATACGCGCCGTAAGTGCTGTCAAGCGGTGGGCGCAGGGTTGCGAGATTGGCTTCCTCCGCCTGGGTTGCGTAGAGAATGGCAAATCGATCTTTCAAGGTCTCGCATTGCTGGATGATGTCGTTGCGGAGATTGGGAAGAACAACTTCATCAGGGATAGCGAGAATCGAGATATCTCGAATACGTGAGAGGCCGAGAAGGCCGGTCTGCTTGTCCACAGCAACATTGGGATCGCCTTGGTATTCAGTCTCAGTGGGTTGACCGTTTCCGTTCGTACCGTTTTGCAGATTATTGGGGAATGCGACATCTGCGGGTCGGCCGCTAGCTATGATGGTGATCAACTTGGAGGCCGTGTTAATTACTGATTGCGAGAAGTTGCTGTCTGTGGGGACCGTGGATAGGTTGTCGTAATCTTCTGTGGCGGTTGGGTCCTTTCGATTGGGATTGCCGAAGTTGTTCGGGTCCGTCGGATCAACGAACGGATTGGGGATGCCGTCGCGGTAATAGAGGACCGTCATGCGGAACCAATTCGCCGTCGGTCCTCCCGCCACCGCGAGAGATGCAGCTGTGATCCGCACTAAAACGTTGTTACCCCACCCCCCGGGGCCGTTCGCGGAGATGACGGTGGGGTTGGCAGCATTGCCGGCAAGATCTAGAGATGCCGTCACTGCGCCCGGCGGCGTTATACGTGCAACGAAGACACGCTGGCCGCTATTCTCAAAGAATCCCCGGACCGCATAGGGCAGGTACTTGCGATCTGTACCACCAGGGACACGATCGACATAATCACCGAACCAACGGTTGTACTCTTCCCAACTCGTGATCAGACGGGGAGTAGTGGGTCCGCGCTCGGTCTGGCCCACCATGCCGGTTGTGCTTGTGCTGACACCCTCAATCGGCCGTGGTCCGGTTTCGATCTCTTCGACGTAAACTCCGGGCGATAGATACTCAGGCATCTACTCCTCCTTATTGGGTCGCGATTTGGAACGGGGGGACTAAGACCGTCTTTCGGTTCCGAATTTGTATGTTCTGCGATTGACTTTGGCCGCTAGGCAAAACCGCACTCACTTGGGCCTGGACATCAACTTGATCGAGATTCATGTAAAAGGACCACGTTCCGTTACGGGATGAGGTGCTGGCACCAGCGACGTTGGAGACAGTAATCGCGGCTCCAGGAATGGGAGCACCCAGGGTGTTTAGCACGGAACCGGTAAGTGCCGTTTGGGGCAAACTATTCGCCTGGCCGGGTTGCACGGGAACTCCGTCAACATCAAAGGCGCTATTGTCAGGAAGCTGAAAATGGAGCGAAGCGTTAAATGCAGGCGTGGAACGACCTTGAGGGATGACAAGCACCCATCCTCCACTACCATCGGTCGTGCAACTCCTGAACGGCCAGTTATTGACTGGAGCGGTGATCGTAACAACCGCGCTGGCAATTGGGGAACGATCGGCACCAGAGAGATACAGGTTACCGCTGAGCAGAGTGAGCTGGTTGGACGCCATCGTGAGATCGGGAAATGGATAGGCAAAGGCCGGCTTCAACAAGATTGTAGGAAACGCAGTAGAGTCGGGCGGCCAATCAAGATCAAGAGTCGCGGGTTGGTAGTAGTCAGATGTGACCTGAAGCCGATACCGGCCGCCTGGAATGCTCAACTCAGGACTGTCGCCGATCGTTCCACCCCCGGCGAATAGAAACACCCCTCCACGATTCGTCTTCGCCGTGAGCACGATCGGCGGGTCGAGGAGCATCTCTCCACTCTGCTGGGTCTTGGCTGTGAACTGGAAGCCGATCACGCCGACCGGCGGTGGAAACGCGCCGCCGCTGCCGCGCACTTGAATAAACTGGTCAACCAGCGTGACCGCCGCGATAGGGGTCGAGATAAATGTCTCCACAGTGGTGTGCACGCTCATACACCGACCGCCTGTGGCACACCTTCAAAGGTGCTGGCACGGTCTCTGATGCGGCCAGTGCGCTGTCTACGAGTGGAATCAATTTGGGAGACGCGAATTTCGTAACACACGGACAGACGATAGGGTTGCTGAAGCGCTTCCCATACTTCAGCAAGCTCGCGCAGATCGCGTTGGCACATACTAACGCGTAGTTCCTGCGAAACGCCGGGGTCTTCCTGGCTCTGGAGAAGGAGAATTGCATTGTCATTGAGAATCTGCATCGATCGGCCAAGCACCATCTGATCGCCCTCCACGCTTTCAGTGCTCGGCGTAAGCAAGTAGTAGAGATTCAGTACGAGCGGCTGGAACTGAATCTGGTCATCGTGCTGAGGCACTCGAAGGGGAACCTGATTTCGTAGGAATTCATTCTGCTGAACCTGATATAGCCAGAGCGAAACCTTATGGTTCGCTTGTTTCGCAGCGTCTGCCGGATTAAGAAGAACGATCGCGTCCTGGTTTGGCACGTATTGCGTAAGTGCATTGTCCCCTGTCAAGCCGCTCCATAAGGTCGTTTGGAGCAATTTGCTGACTTCTAGGATGATCTTGTAACTACTCACGAGAACCTCCCAAGCTACTCGTGATGGACATCTCCGAACAACCTTCGATATTCCGTGAGCGCGTCCTCGAGTGCACGCAAGATTCGCTGAGCAGTTTCCGGACTCGTGATAACGCGGATGTAGATTCGGGCAGGTTCGGCGTCCAGCCAGCCCTGGCCGAAATCGAAGACGAACTCGTAGGCACTGTGGCCGATCTCTGCGTAATTTGCGTAACGGCCTTCGCCCAAATTGGAACGATCAGCAACATCTTCATCTCCCATCTTGGTCAGCTCATCGAGTGCTGCCCTCGCGATTCAGTGCGGCGGCTGCTGTTCTGCGGGTGGGGGCGCTTGCGATGCTTGCTCTGGAGGCGCCGTGGAGGTATTAGGTTGCGAAGACGCCAAAGAACCCTGTGCTTGTGCCGCGGCTTGAACTGGCTGCTGTGCAGCTACGGGCTCCGTGGGAGTGGGTTGAGCTGCCTGTGTAACTGCAGGAGGAGCCTGCGCCGGACCGCTAGCGGGAGGGACGGCACCCCCTTTAGGAATGGAGTCGTGGACTTTTTGACGCCACGACGATCGTGCCTCGTCGAGAGCTTTCTGCGTTTGAGCAGCATCGGAGGCGGCGTTGTCACTTGCAATCTTCGCGACCTTTTCAGTCTCATCGGCCGTTGCAAGTACCCCAGCAAGATCATTAAGCTTGGCAACATAATCCTCTGGAGCGGGGAGATTAAGTTGTTTCAGCTGGTCCGCCATTACGAGGATGTGGAAGTACATGCCTGCCTCATTGTTGACGGCTCCATCCTTCTCGGCCGAGGCGCGAAGCGACGAGAGATCCTTGAGAACCGTATCGTTTGCCGAGGCCAAATTGGCATAGCTCGTGTAAGAATTCGAAGCGTCTACTGCAGCTTGCTTTGCTGTTGACCAATCTTGTTGCTTCTGCGCAGCAATCTTTGCAGCTGTTTGGACACTCGCTTGTTGATCGTCGAGAGCCTTCAATCCGGCAGCCTTGGCGTCCTTAACAGCTTTGGCATTTGCCAGACCGGCTTCGAGCACTGGGAGCTTGGTCGCGACATATGCGCCAAGATCAGCCTGCTGATCCTTAGCAGCTTGTAGACTTTTGGCCCAGGCCTGCTTCTTTTGATCGACATCCGATACGGTCTTAGAGAGATTTGCGATCTGGTTCTTCAAACGATCGATGTCTTTTGAAAGGCTGGCATTTTTAGACTGATTCTCAGCCAGAGCTTGGCTCCACTCTTTCAATTGATCGCTGGGGCTCTTGGCAGGCACAGGCATACACTGTTCTCCTCTTTGGCCTGCTGCACAGCACGTAGCAGACCAGACTGAGGCAAATTGCAATTGATTGACTTACTTGGAGGTAGCGCTCAAAGTGGCAGGCGGAGAATTCGCCCGTCGTAACAGCGGATGTTACAGTCCGGTTGGCAATCGACGTTTAATCAACGCGAAATCTGTCACATATTCTCGAGACAATTGCTGTTACACATCCGCCCATTTCCACAGGAGAATGCCTTCCAGGCCTGAGATCGGTGAATCCGATTGTGGTGAAGATTTGCCAAGACTCGCTTGGCGACATTTCTATGGAGCCAAACACTGTCGCATTTCGACCGAGGTTGTTGCTCAAGCAAATCACGTCTTATGAATGGGATCGAGCCAAGCGAAGCTAGATGGCCCGCCGGTGAAGACAATTCCGACCGCGTCGCTATTGCAGGATGAAATGCAAAGCCAAATGGCAGCAGAAACATTGATTAGTAGTCGTTCGTCACCTTGACCGTACAGGAGGAACGCAGACAGGCTGCGGAGAAGCACAGGGCTGCTGAAAAAAGATACAAGCGGCTGTGCGGAAAAGGCAATCGATGGAGACCGGGTCTACAGGGCGGCCGACCTGGCAGCAAACGCCGCGGTTGACAAGAACCACACCCCTTCGATTCCGTTCAGCAATTGAACCGTGGTTAGCTCGACGATTTTCCTCGCCTTCGAGAAACACGACCTTCTTTCGGCCGGCCGCCTCGAGCAGCTGCGCGGCTTCCGACAAAGGTTCGGCGAACTGAGACAACCGTCCCGCCTTGTTGATACGCGCTACTCATCAAGTCGATACGTGCTACTCATCAATTCGCTGAGTTTCCCAATAAAACACCGAATGACTGTGGGGGATTTTGGGGGGACCCCAGCGGCAAAATGAGGGTAAATGGGAGCAAAAGCTCGTGACCAAAAAGCGCTGTATGTCATTGATCTAGAGCAATCTAGGGTAAAGTAGGGCAATCGGTTGAAAAGGCCCAGATGGGCCTTCTAAGCCGGGGGTTGTGGGTTCGATTCCCGCCTCGCCCACCACTAAATCTCCACTTCCCCTATTTTCAAGTACTTACCTTCACTTCGATCCTCCATTTTGGCCTGTAACCCCCGGCCGAAAAATGCGTAAACTGCAGAAGAGTTGGAACGAGAATGGCGAAGCGATTCTGAACAGTTCAAATGCGCACCACATTCGCGTTGTTGTTGCGCTGCGTGGAGCCTACACGGTTCTTTTCAGGCGAATCGCGATAGCTCACAAAGATCGTCATCTCTTCTGAACGGCTTTCTCATCCATTGTGAATCCGGTATGCGGCTGCGGCACTGCAAAGCGCTTGCCGAGTGTGCGCCTATGGGCACATCTTGCGCCAACGCTTTTTGAATCCCTTTCGGATTTACCGTACCGATGTCGAATG